AGCTTCTCGCTGTTATCCACGTACACCTGCGTAGAGCCGCCCAGACCGTCGGCGAGCGAGCGCGCTTTTTCGTCTGCGTTCTGCGCGGCCACGGCCGCATCGAGATAGCGGCCCTGCAACTCTGAGGCTTCTGGCGCGCCCGCGGCCACAGCGTCGTTGTACGCGGCCTGCGCGCTGGCGGCGCGTGCGGCGGCAGTCGAGGCGTCGTAAGTGGCATTCTGGTAGTCCAGTTGCGTGGTAGTCGCCGCGCGCGTGACCGTCACATACTTGCCATTGTTCTTTTCGAGCTTGGCGATCTCAGCGGCCAGCCCGCCTGCTTCACCCTGCAATTCGCCCAACGTCTTCCCAAATGACCGGCTTTCTTTCGCCAAAGTACCGCTCATGCCTGCCTGCATCACGGTTTGCAAATATTCCATGCGTTCGGCCAAACTCATTGTGGTGTCAACTCCGACGCGTTGTACTGTACTCATCTCTTCTGTTTCGCTTATCAAACTGTCCAGCGATGAATATAGAGCGTCTTGTCCAGCGGTAAGCGCTGCCATTGCGTCTTCGGCCTCATTGTTAGAAACCACCATATTGTATTGCTCTTCACTCAATGTGCGGGTTCCCAGGTATAGTCGAAGCAAGTTAGGTAGAGGTACGCCAGCCGCTTTAGCTTGGTCACGCAGGCCGTCATTGTATTCGCCCATTTTCTTGGTGTATTCGTCATAACTCTTTGTGCCGCGCACGGCCGCGGTGCTATTGTCATTCAGTTTGTCAACGATCGTAGGCAGACCACTTATTAATATATTCGCCGCATCAACCGTTTTTGTGAGTGACGGAATGAGAAAATTGCCGATTTTAATTGATAAACCTTCCACACTGTCGCCCAAATTGTCCAGGCTTTCCTCGTATGTGCGCGCGGCTTTTGTCGCATTCTCATCCAACACCAACCCCAGTCGCTCAGCCTCGTCGCCCATTTCTTGTATGCCGTCAGATCCTTTTTTGAGCAGTGGCGCGAGGTCAGCACCTGCACCGCCAAACGTCTTGATGGCGAACTCGGTTTTCTTGATCGGATCATTGATCGAGTTGTACTTATCAGCCAGCTTACCCAGCCCCTCGATCGTCGGGCTATAACCCTTCTTAATTGCCACTTCCATCGCGCGCTGAAGCGTTTGTACAGACACGCCCGTGTCATCGGCGGCCTGGATGAGTCTGGAGGATTGCTCAGATGACGCACCGATCGTGCGCCCCAACTCGCGCACCTCGCCCGCATACTCTAGCGTTTTACCTACACTAACGTCATAAACCTGCCCGTAAATTTGCAAAACCGATTGGACATCACTCGCAAATGACTTGAAATCGCGTGACATTTTTCCCAAATCGCTGTTAAGCGATTTGAGAGCGCTTTGCGTCTGGTTTTTCGCATCAATGATGATTGCAAGTCTGGTGTCGTTAGCCATCGCGGTGGAGTTCCCTTTTTAACTCCTGCACGTGCTCGTAAAGCTGGATGCATTCATCGGTGAGTTCGGCCAAGCTGTGCTTGCGCCAGGCAACCACAGCGTCATAAACGTTCTTGGCGACCTGGATTCTTTCGAGTAGGCCGGCGGGCTGATCGTACAGCCCGCCCGGCTCTGGCAAGGTGCCCGGATGCGCCAGCATTTCCCAGGCATCGAGTAGCTCTTGTGGGGCTGGCCCGCTTTTTTCAGCGCAGGCCGCCGCGTCGAGGATTAACCTTTTGGGATGGCCAGAGCAAGCGAGTAGACGAGATCTACCTTCTCGGCCATCCAACGAACATATGCGGGATCCATTTCGTCTACCTTTTCGATCAGGTCATCGAGCGCGCGCGGCAAAGCTGGCTCGGATTCGACGACCCACCCCGCGCGTACAGCGGCGATCAGAGTCTTGGCAAAGCCCTCCGCCACGGACTCACCCCACTGTGAACGCTGACCGACGACGGTATATGCGGACGTAAAGGCGCGTACATCGCGTTGCTTGGGCCGGTTGGCCTCGTCGAGCATGGCGGGTGGCCAGCGCAAGCGCAAGCGCAGGCCAGCCTCCGGCCACTCGTTGAGCGGCGCTTCGGTCGTTGTGATGCGCAGTCCTGTTGGTTCTAATGGCATTTGATTCTCCCTTATGCCGCCGCAGTGGGCACGAGGTCGGCGACTTCCAATTTGGTCTCAAACATCTGCTTGCCAGCAGACTTGCCGGTAATCTCGCGCACGATGGGCAACTGCGTCAAAACGCCTTCTGTCGAGGTCAAGATTTCCTCGTCAGTGGCGTTGCCACCCTCCGGCTTGATGCGCAGGTAGTAGTTGCTATGCGCGCGGAAACGATCACGCAAAACGCGGTACAACCCGCTGGCCGAGTTTGTTTTGTACCCACGAATGGTGATCGTGATCTTGTTGCGCGGGCCAGTGTCGCCGATCATCGTGTCGCCGTCCAAAGGTTTGTCCCACTCTGAGTCGCGATCGCCCTCGTCAATGTTTATGCTAGAGATCGTCCCAGACCAATCGGTCCAGTTTGACCCATCGGTGCTACCCTCGACAATTGCCGAGGCGAAGTTTAAGGTTCCTGTTACCTGTGACATGGTTTAGCCTTTCTGCCTACGGTGACTTGGTGACTGAGAGCACAACTGACGATGCGCCGGACAGATCAATGTTGACACTACCGTCAGATTGGTTATAAATGTCGGAGTCGAACGGTCCGATGACCTTGGTTTTACCCGCAGCCACTGCAACGATTTGTTCACCGACGGACAGACCGCCCAAAGTTTTTGGCGTAGCGATTGTGACGTTGATCGAACCGACTCCGCCATTCTTTACAATCAGGCGTTCCTTGCCAGTGTTGCGCGCGAAGTAGTGGTGGTTGGTCGCATCGCCAGCGGTCTCAGTGAGTTCCACGCCAGCGGGACTTTCATCCTGTACAGTGAGTTGAACACGAGCCATGCTGATTTCCTTTCTAATCTAACGCGGCGCCCAGACTGACCGATATTTGGATTTTCCAACCCAAAGTCGGAGTAGTGTCCCAGTCAAGCGTGCCGAATGTACCTGTGATATTGCTTAGATCAACCGTGAAGGCGTTGCCTCCCCAGTTGGATTTAGCCATTGCTTGTACTAGCTTCAAGAACTTTCCGAAATACGGCTTAGCTTCACGCACAGCGCGAGAGAGAGTGTCCTTGCGCGCGAGGTGTATTTCGATGGCGATCTCATACTTTTCCTCGATCTGGCCGAAGGCCAGCGCACCGCTTGCGGTTTGCGGATACGAGATCACAAACGGAAACTGCCCGGTCAATTGATCTGGCGGGTCGGTGGGCGCGTCCTTAACACCCTCGATCTGGGTCTTGATGGCGTTCTGCATGTAATCGCAGAAATCCTCGATCGTCTGTGTCATAAGGTCGTGCCTCACCACTCGCGCCGGATGTCGTCGAGCAGGATTTTGAAGAGTTGCTGGATGTCGTTCTGGCTGTCCGCCCACGCGTTGCGCATGTAGCGGATTGGGCGCAGGCCTCCACGGCGTCCGATCAGGAACGCAACGATTCGCCCTGCCCCGAAATTCCCCTTACCCACAAAGCCGTGCTTGCGCGCCCACGCGTCGAGCGCCTGCGCTGGCGGCCAGTGGCGTTTACCTGTGCGGAACGGGCCATCGTTTTGCGTGCCCGTGCCATACTCCATTGCGCGCGCGATCGTGCCGCGTGCACTGCCGAGCTTCGACCCGCGCACAACGACCTTGCCCCACAGCGCTGGGTTTGCCCGATCCACTTCGCTCTCGATGTTGCCGCGCACGTTGCGCCCGGTGTCATGCGGCGCGTTGGCCTTGGCCCTCAGCTCAACGCGCGCCGTTGCGCGCGTGAAGAACGCGCGTATGGGCTTGAGCAAGAAGACAGGATTCGTCTTTCGTAGAACCTCATCGAGGCCTTCGATGCGCGAGTTGATCTCGATCATGCGACCCACACCTTGATGTAACGCTTCAGCAGTTCCTGCACGTCGGGATCGGCCTTGATCTGCACGAGGATTTGACCCATCTCGCTCGCGCCGGCGACGCCGAAGACGGCATCCTTGCGTTTCCACAAGCGATGAGACTGAAGCAAGCAGGCTTCTTTGACCATCGCGGGCGTGGTTGCCGCGTAGCCAAACGATCCGACGATCTGCACCCCACGGCGATGCAAAGGAAACGTGTAGCGACCATTGGGCGCGAGGCGCACTTGCGTGTACGGCTCGCCGTTGAGCAGAGCATTGTCGGGCAAGAGATCGTAGTCTGTGGCCGCCCATGTCGTCTCGTAGGTGCGATCACCGTCATCGTCTGTCTTGAGTGTGGTAACTGTGAGCAGATCGTTCACGTATACGATCTGCCCGCCCCGACCCGTGACGCGCAAGCTTTGCGCATAGGTCGGCAGGGGCGCAGATTCTGCGTATTCATCAGCGGTGAAATACCGCGTCTCGGATGCCGCATAGAATCTGCGCCCCGTGTGAGTATCAATCCACCGGGACACCGCCGTGATGACGTTCTCCAAGATCGTATCGTCATCGGCATTCGAGATGCCGATTCGAGCTTTGAGTTCATCCGTTGTGCAGTAGCCGTTGGTGAGTGTCACGGTGGATTTCCTTTACGTGCCGGCCGCGATCCAGTAGAAGGACTCGGTGCCGGTGGAAGCGACCAGTGTCGGATCGGCGTTGCTCGTGGGCTTCCACGCGTAGATATCCACGTTTGCCCCGTTGATGTTGGAGGTGAGTACCGACGTGCCCACGCCTGGCGCGGCGGTCCCCTTCAGCAGAGCCACAAACGACGTGCAGGTCGTCAGGCCGTGCGCAACGCTGGTGGGGTTCGACCCGTCCAAAGTGCCTTCGCCGAAGTTCATCTTCTTGCCAGCGGCCGTACCCACGATTGCATTCACAATCGCGTTGATCTGCGCCGCGGTCAGGGTGATCAGCGTGCCCGCGCCCGCGCCCAGGTAGAGCGCCGCCGTGTGAACTTCATCCAACTCTTTGTTCGCGCCGAGCACGGCGGCCTTGCTGGCCGTCGCCGCGCCCGCAGTGACGCCAGCGAGCTTGTTAATTTCCGCGGCCGTCGGCGTCAGCGCCGTGCCGGCGATCTTGAGCGCACCGCCGGCCTCGATGTCCAGCTCGCCGCCGGACTCGACGTCGAACGACCCGCCGCTGGTCACAGCCATGCGGTCCCCGCCTTGTTCGCGGACGATCTTGGTGTCGTAGCCCGTAGTGGTAGTCATAGAAGACTCCTTTCAGGCGCGGCTTACGCCGTGCCCTCTGCGGGCGAGATGTGGCGCTCGTAGGTGACCGCGTCAGTGGCGTTCATCTCGGTGGGCATTTCACGCGGGCCGTATTGGATGTAGTGGGCGCTGGACACCACCGCGTTCTGCGTGCCACGATCCACAACCAGGCGCACGTAGCGCTCGGTCGGACGGAACAGATCAATGATGAAGATTTGCTCGTCATCATCATCAGCGATGGTCTGCCCCGTGCCAGCCAGGTCAGCCGCGTCGCCCATGCCAGAAGCCGCGCCCTGTTGCATCTTGATCGAGGTGACCGCGCCCGAGGTGATAGCACCCATGCGCACGACCACCATAACGCCTTCGAAGCCGGACATGTCCAGCGTGGTGCCGTTGATATCCGAAGTGCCCGCCGCGCCCGCCGTCGGCGTGACCGCGCTGGACACCTTGGTGTGTTGAGAAAGGTTCATGAGTTGTTCTCCTTGACTCTAAAGAGGCTCTAAAGAGCCAGAATGCGACCAATTGGTCGCGTTTTGTGTTGGCCGACTAGCCGAGCTTCAAGCGCGCGAACGCCTCTTCGAGCACGGGCATGCCGTCCACTTCCATGCGGCCGATGTAACCGATTTGGTTGGTGGCCGCATAGAGTTGATCCACGACTTGGATCTCCATGTTCAAGGCTTCGGCGATCATGTAGAACTTGAAATCGCCGTAAGCCGCGACATACTCGCCTGTCGTGAACGTGGCGGGCGCGAACTCGGAGACGAGATAGGGGCTTTCGAGCATGGTGTTGGGCGCACCAGCCTGCAGGCCCTGCTGCCAAATGTATTGACCATTCCCATCTTTGAGCTTGCGCGCGCGCTTCAGGAAGCCGCGCGAGATGATCCAGTTGGCGTTTGCGTGGTACTGCACTTTCATGGAGTACTTCAGGTCAATCAGCTCGTCAGCGGTAAACGCCGTCGTGCTCGCGCACGTGGTATCGCGACTGGTCGAGATGCCCTGCGCGCTGGCCGTGAACACGCCCAACGGTTGCCCGGCACCATTTCCGGTGAGGAAACCCTTCTCTTCAGAAACGCCGAACTTGTACGCCAAGCGGCTCATCACCAACTGCTCGACCGGCTTGCTAGACGCGCGCAAAAGCTTGCGCGAAATCTTGATCAGCTTGCTGAGGGGATGCGGATGCAGGGCGCGCTTGCCCACGCCGAAGTTGCTATCCTCGCCAACCGTGGCGACTTCGGATGTCCAGTCCGCATCGCTAGGATCGCTCTCGATGGTCACGACGCCGAGGCTTTGGGCACTTGCGACCGGTTGAACATCAGCGATAGAGCGAAAGTAGACTTGGTCATCCACAAACTTGATGATCTGCGACGTCACCTGCTCGGGCGCGACCAAGAACCCCCCGGTGGTATCGTTGTCGGCGGCGAGAGCCTTGCGCTCCGCATCGTTCAG